GATCTACCTAGATTAAAACCTCCCTCACCATCCATTCTAGAAGGTGGGACATTTAAAGAACGATAAAGTTTTTTCTTAAAATATTCAATATCCGTAATTTCACCAAGATTTTGTCCGCCTGGAAGAGTAGAAATTTCAGTTCCTCTACCACCTTCACGCCTTGGAAGCCAAAAATCTTCAAGCATTGCCATAAACTTTTTATCATCACGAATTTCTCCAGTACTTGCGTCATAAACTAACTTGTTTCTATAACGCATCATAACATCGCGAAGATATTGTTCTGCTTTTACTTTGGGTAAATTGCCAACATCTATATAAAAAATTCTTCTCTCTGGAGCTCTTGACAGTCTATAAATGACAAGACTGTCTTCAATCATACGAAGTTGATTGAGTGACTTAATCGCTTTATGTAAGTATGAAAGAGTTGATCCCTTATTTCTATCAACTAATCCAGAAGTACAGTATGTAATTGCATCCTTTGCAATTTTAACTCCTTGACTTGCACCAGTTGATGTTGAAGAACCCGTAGGATATCCAACTTTTGGATTGTAGATAAAATATTCTTCAATTTCAGGAAAATCAAAATCCATTGGGTTTTCAATTCCTCCCATTGAAGGAGGTCTTCTGAAAGTATTATTATCCTTTTTCTTTTCTTTACGAACATATCTCATTTTCATAGAGTCAATATATCTTAACTCTTGAATACCTTCATGTGGATTTTTTAAATCTATAACTTTATGGTAATATATTCTGCCATCAATGTACCAATTTCTATAAATTTCATGACATTTTTTATCAAAGTCAAGTAAATTTAAAATGTGCTTAAATTCTTGGCGTACTTTCTTTTTTAGACCATCGCTTGCATTTAAATTATCTAAATCAATTTGAACTGGAGAGTCATTGCTATCAGAAACAATCGCTTCATTTACAATATCTTCAATGGCACTATCGCACTCTGGATGAAGTGCCATTTCGCGATATCTTTTAATTAACTCATATTCTGTTCTATAAACACCTTCAATATCAATATATGAACCAAAAAAACCACTACTCATATAGTGGTCTGACCCGTCCTCGTTATTAGGAGGTACGGGTGAGACTACACCGGGAGACAGTGGTTCATTATCCTCTATAGAGAATCCAAATAATTTTGCCATAATTTATTGTTTATTTTATCTATTTATCAACCGTTAGCGACTGTATTTGCTTCCTTTCTAAAGGACTGTACTTGGAATTCTACAGTGAATTCTTCAATTGTATCTGAAGAATCATATGAAAGGTCAATAGCAGAAATATTAGTTGGGAAAATGCTTTCAAAAATATATGTTGCAAGAACAGCATTTGAAGACCCAGTATTATCTTTGCTGCTAGCAGTAGATCCTCTTCCAAGTTGATAGACAGTTGCATCTACCATATATGCCGATGGATCAGTTGCTCCTAAGTTATTATCTAACTTAGAGATTTTTTCCATCCAACTTTCAAAGGCACTTCTCAGTCTAAATCCTTCATCATTAATAATAGTTATAGTCCATGTATCAAATGTTCTATCACCTGCTACTTTAAAAATTCTTCCTCTAAATGGAACATCAATAGATGCAATATTAGAAGCAGGAAGTGCTGCCGCTTTACACATATATCTAAAATTATCAGAATCCCATCCTTGGATCCCATCTGGAAGTTTTGCTAATTCAACCTCAAAAAGATTGGGACGAGCGCCACCTCCAATAAGAGCAGACTTGAACTGTGAAATTGTTTTATTTTCTCTGGATGTTGCCATGATTAGTTTCCTCCTTTGTTCTTGTTATAAGAAGTTAATTAAACTCTACCAGCTACTTCTTCGAAACTTACACCAGTTCTGGTTGCAACGAAGGTTAGAGTTACGTAGTTAATTGATTTAGCAGGTTTCAGATAAATATCTGCTCTAAATTCATTATTATCAATAACATCAGGAGTATTGTTTGTTGTGTCGCAAACAACTAAGAATCCATAGAGACCCCTCTTTGCTTGAATATCGCGAAGATATGGTTCAACAATATTTCTGAAGTTTGCTCTTGTCAGTTCATCATTTAATTCAAAGAGTTGAGCTTGTGCTGCTCTTTGAAGAGCCTGTTCTATAGTTAAGAACAAACGACGAACATTAATTCTATCGAATGCAGATGCATAACCCAATCCAGTCTTATCGCCAAACAGAAGAGTTCCAACTCCAGGTTGAGTTATTATAGAATTAACTCTCTGTGGATAAAGTTGATCTCTTTGAGCTTTATTTGGATTGTATGCAAGTTTGACTGCATTATTAATAATTCCTCTTTGCTGACCTGCAGGAGAGAACCAAGGATATGCAACAATATTTGTACGGCACATTAGACCTGCAACGTCCGCATTACATGGTACATATACAAACTTATTATTAAATCTATCATATGTATACTTGTATCCACTATCAAATACTGCATATGATGAAGAAGAAAGTGTACTAAAATACTTAATCAAATTATTAGTTTGAGTTGTAGTATTTGTAGTTCCAATTAGAGATCCTCTATGAGGTCCAATAGTAGCAACACAATCTTTTCTTTGCTCTGCAATAGAAATTAGATACTGTGCTTTTGCCTGACTATCAGATTCAGTATCAAAACCAGGACCCATTATCAAATAATCAACTTGAATTTCATCTCTATTAGAGAACAAGTTATATGAACTAATAATATTGCTTAAACCTGGTTTCATACCTCCAGAAGCGGAGTAATCGACTCCACCACCAAGAGTATATGTTTTATTACCTATAGCACTGAATATTGTATCTTGTGCTTCCGATCCCCATAGGCCGTTGGCAGTTGTAACTGCAGTAAATCCAGCAGAGAATCCAGTTGCTTTTGGACTCGTACCCCAAGAAGCATTTGCTGCAGATGACGGATTGCCCCCAGCAAAAACTTGTGCTGAAAAATCTGCAAGAAATTGCTTATACCAAATTTTCTGAGGAGAATTGACCGCAGATACTGAATCGACAGCCTTCGAAAGACCTATGTGCTTTTCTATTAGGGTTCCCTTATTTCCAGTAATTGTTCCAAGATCATCAACGATAGCAACGTGAATTCCATCATTTTTACCGTTTCTATCTAGAACGTACTTATTTGAAGTTGGTTTTGGTGCAATTGATTTCCAGTAAATAGTTGAGTTTGATAATCCAAGAGTTTGGTTATTATACCAATCTTCAACTTTATCAACAGTATCACTTGCAATAAGAGATCCACTGTTGTCAATCACACTAAAGGACGCCGCTTCAGTAAATGCGGCACCAACAAATCCTTCAGCATAATCTATTTTAGTTTCAGTTCCTGTAGAAGAAACTCTTGAAACAATTTTTACATCAAGTGTTCCTGAGGTTCCACTTGCCGCTGTTGTAATACCAGTTATAATTCCTTTCAGATAACCAACAAAGTTTGTTGATGTTCCGTCTGAATTTGGAATTGTTGTATTAATATTTGAAGTAATACCATAACCAACAACTGCTGCAAGACCAGCAGGTCCAGGATCTTGATCTATAGTAATTGTTTGGTCTGCTAGATCATCAATGAAACAAACTTTAAGGCCATTAGCCCAACTTCCAGGATTCTTCGCTGCAAAAAAGAAGTTAGTAGCTTCAGAGTGATTGTTAATATAATCATCATAATTATCAATTCTCGCACTATTAGTCATAGTTGCGTTTGTTGTAGCAGTTCCTGCATTAGCATTTGCAAGAGTTGAACCTGCTGTTCTTACAACTTTGAGAACTCCACCATACGAAAGGTAAGATGAAGCACTCATCCAGTACTCATATTGCGAATCTGTTGAAATTGGCTTACCAAAAACATTGATAAGGTCTTGCTCTGTAGTGATATCAATTGGGTAATCAACTGGTCCAATTGGAAAAGGTCCTGCAATTGCACCAATGTTATCTAAAACATTATCAGCTCTTCCTACCGTTAAATCAACCTCCCTGACTAGTACTCCAGGAGATAATTGAGGAGTCGCCATGTTTTTCTCCGTAATCTCAGTTTATCTAAAAATTATTTATTAAAAACACACTTTACATGGGGGAAACGTGACGTGAATGTTTACCAATCAGGATATTGGCAATCTTTTGTAGATATTTCCTTATTTTTAGATTTTATTATTCTTTTTATAGTGCAATCTTTGCACTCATATGAGTATGAAGATGCAACTGGTCCCCTATCTTTCCTTGTTCTATAAAATCCATCAATTAAATTTTTCATTTCTCCACAAACTCTACATTTTCTATCGCATAATAATAAATGACCTAATTCTATCTGCCTATCTAAATCCATTAATTATATTCCCACATGTATGACATATCTCCATACTCATCAACAAACCAACGATCCCCGTCTACATCAACAAAACTGCTATTATCTAATCCATCAGAAACAAAACCAAATGGAGCCATATCTTGTTCTATTTGGTTTTTTTGTTCTTCATATAATCGCTTACGAACGTCTTGATCTGTCAATTCTTTAAAATAATCTTGTGCTACTAACCAAGCGTATATAACTAAGCACATTGCAAGATCATCATTGCATCCCTCTTCTGCTTCAAAAGAATTATGTTTTTGAATAAATGTTGTCAATTCTGAAATAATTTCATAGTCATTGAGTAATAACTTACTCTCTTCAATCATCGTTTTGAGATTAAGGCATCCGACTTTTTTCACAGTTTTTGACATCTTTACTCCAAGTTGAGTCTTTTTGCCACTAAATCCCTGTCCTACAATTTGCCCGGCCCTTCCTCTCATAGAGCACATTAAAAGATTACTATATTCCAAATCATATTGAAGAATACTTGCTACCTGATCTCCAACATCATTTACTTCACATAAAACGTATGCATTGTTATATGCCATAGCAGCTTCATGTATTATGCTTGGAAAAAGCATAGGTTTTATCTCATTATTTCTATATTTTGCAACTACTTTATG